AGTCCTTAGGAGAGACAAAATGGATATGCACATTGAGAAAGCATGTAAGTTTTTAGAAATGTCTGAAGAAGAAGTTTTAAGCTGGATAACATCAATGGAGCCTGCTTACTTTACTTATATATGTGATGAAGGTGTAGGAGCTTTTTACACTGATGGCGATGATGGTTTGATCTGGTTTGATCCTGATTGCGAAATCTTTGAAGAAGAAGGTATTAAAGTTTCAGTAATGGGCAACTATTGCGACATTGATTTTGAGTCTATGCACAAGATACATTCGCTGTTGTCTGGGTACGATGACCTATGATTATCATTCCTAGCGTCAAGAACCATCAAGAAGCCAAACAAATGGCTACCAACAAAGCGTTTAACGGTAAGACAATGCTTGAAAAGGGTTCAGGGCAATATGCTGGCAATCTGGCTGAGTTGGTATTTAAAGATATTCTTGATATCAAACGTCTTGAGAATGATTACACAGCTTCAACCAGCTACCATTTTGATTTTAAAATTGGCAAAGCAACCATTGATCTGAAGGCCAAACAAAGAACTGTTGATTGCCGTCCTGATTATGACACCCACGTTAACCTTTACCAAAAGGATTACCCCTGCCATTATTACGTCTTTGCCAGCGTATTGATTCCAAAAGGTGAGGAGCTTGCATCTAAAGTACAGTTTATGGGCTGGTGTAGAAAATCTGACTATTGGTCTACCTGCCAGATAAAGAGGAAGGGCGATAATTCTGATGGCTTGATTGAGCGTGAAGACGGTGGGAAGAAGAAATATAACGAACTGCAAAAGATGGACTCATTGTTTAACAATATTGAGACGCATTTGTATCAACTAACATTCGGGGAATAAAATGCTTTTAAATACAAAGGAAAACTGGGAGCCTGAACAGGCTGACGTTATTGCTTGGGGTAGAGCTTACCAATCAGTAGATGTACACCAAGAGCTAAAGGCTATGGAATCGTGGCTAGACGCTAACCCAACCAAGCGCAAGACGAAGGCGGGCATTAAGAGATTCGTTAATAGCTGGCTTGCTAGGTCTCAAAATCAAGGCGGTACTAGTCCGATTGCCAAGAGTTACAAGAAGGCAGACAGCCTAAGAGCAAGAACGCTAGACGAAAGCCTTACGGATATTAGCTGGCTAGAGCCAGAGCAGAAGCAGGAAATGAAAGAATATTATCTAGCCCAGCGCGGGTACTATTACGATGGAGAGTTAAAACATGCCAGCAGCTAATAAGCCAAGATTCATCCAGTATAAAAAGCATCCTGAATGTCATAATTGCGTAAACGTAGCTTGCGGTTGCCATAATACTAAACTTGAATATGGTAATTACTATACCTATAAGCAACTTCAAGAGGCTATAAGCGTAAGTAAAGCAACAATTAAGGGCAGGTTATACGGTAAGCCGTTCTTTACTGATCGCGACCTGTACAGGGTTGGTGATGCCCAGAAGAAACCATCTGATTACATGATGAGGGTTAGAGGGTCTGACAAGCTGGAAACTTCTAGCATGAGATTATCTGATAAATGGTTGAGGGTGCCTTTATGACTCAGGGCGACTTTGTAAAAATCAACAGCAAAGACGAGGTAGAAAAGCGACTACCTTTTTTGTTGAGCCGATTGGAAAACTGGGATTATGCTAATCCGCTGGCTATTAAGTTTGAAGCCTACCAGAACCCCAGATCATTAAGCCAAAACGCCATGGCCCATATTTGGTACAGACAAATAGCAGTTGAGATGGCAAAGAAAGGGCATGTTATCAAGCATGACAAGCCTGAAGAGGTCTGGAAGCTCTGGCTGAAGCGAAGGTTCATTGGAATCTACACTGTTAACATTGGCAAAGAGATAATCGAGGATCAAATCAAATCAACAAAAGACCTCAAAAAAGGCGAAATGGCTTACTATTTAGATGAGGTGTATCATTGGGCTACCAAGCAGGGGGTAATGTTGAGCGTACCGCACGAGAGCGAATATGCAGCCTTGCAAAATCAGCAAGAGAAATAGCGATGAAGCATTTAATTATACCTGACACACAAGTTAAGCCTAATACGCCCATTGAGCATTTGAGCTGGGCGGGACAGTATGCAGTGAAGATGCGACCAGACGTTATTGTCCACATTGGCGACCATTGGGATATGGAGAGCCTAAGCTCTTACGACAAGGGCAAGAAAAGTTTTGAGGGTAGACGGTATACCAAAGACATTAAAGCTGGCATTGCAGGCATGGAAGCCTTTTTAAAGCCTATCCGCGATGAACAGAAAAGGTTAATCAGGAACAAAGACAAGCAATGGAATCCGCGCTTGGTTTTTACCCTTGGCAACCATGAGAATAGAATAATCAGAGCCATTGAAGACGACCCCATGCTAGATGGCTTGATAGGGTTTAAAGACTTTAATCTTGAAGAGATGGGCTGGGAGGTTTACGACTTTCTAGAGGTTGCCGTTATTGATGGCCTTGCTTACTCTCATTACTTCACTTCAGGGGTAATGGGTCGCCCAGTCTCTAGTGCTAGGAACATGCTAAGTAAAAAGATGATGTCCTGCATAATGGGGCATGTACAAGATAGAGATATAGCCTACGGGCGCAGGGCAGATGGCACGAATATACTGGGTTTGTTTTCTGGCATATTTTACCAGCATGATGAGTCCTACCTAACCGCTCAGACCAATGGTTCTTGGCGTGGAATCTGGATGCTAAACGAGGTTGCTGGTGGCGGCTGTGATGAATTGCCAGTATCAATAAACTATCTTAGAGAGAAATTTGGGGGCTTAAATGAGTAAAGTAATTGAATTTCCTATGTACGGCATCAAAGTTAAAAAGATGCATTGTGAATGCGGGCTACCTCTTGAATACTGGCTTGGTTCTGATGACTGCGCTTATGGTATGTGTCCTCGTTGCAACCTTGACAACCCTGAAGAACTTACGGTGCCGCTGGAGGAAATACATTGATAAATAAAGCTAATAAAAGCGAATGGGAAAGACTTAGACAAGAACACCCGCCGCTTGAGATAGATGAGGTAACATCTACGGCTGACTTGCATTATACACCACAGTTGAATCCAACACTTCTTGCAAAGTACATTGCACTTGCTGAAGAAGAGCAACAACAGCAGGACTTATCAAAATCCCTGTGGGACGATGAAGATGCAGTAAATAGCCCAGACCATTACGCCAGCGGCAAGATTGAGTGCATTGATGCAATCGAAGAATCTATGGCTTCGTATGCGTTTCACGGCTACCTAAAAGGCAACTGCCAGAAATATTTATGGAGGTATGAGGCCAAGGAAAATCCGATACAGGATCTGCAGAAATGCCGCTGGTATTTAGATAAGCTAATTGAAACGCTGGAGAAAGAAGAATATGGCCAAGCGTAAGAGGTCTACTATCGCGCAGGAGGTAGAGAAGGCTGCAAAGCTATTACAGAGACTTGTAAGATTGAAGGCAAGCGATGACAACGGATACTGCCAGTGTGTCACCTGCGGCAAAATAGACCACTATAAGAACATGCAGGGTGGTCACTTTATGCCAAGGGGTAGAACGGTATTTAAGCTATTTGAAGAGAATATTCACGTCCAATGCCCAGCCTGTAATCTTTGGGGCATGAAGCAGGCTCACTACGTCTTGCGATACAGACAATGGATGGTTGATACATACGGTGAGAATCGCATTAAAGCAATGGAGCGGCTGGCTTGGAGAGCTTCGCCTAAGTTCGACCGAGAAGAGGTGATTCAGTTTGCCAGAAACCTAAAGGAGCAGATCAAAGATCAGGAATGGCGCATAGGAGAGATGTAAAGTTATAAGAACAAATCCTTTATTACATAACGGTATAAACAAAACTGTACATTACCTAAGAATGAGCGCATAGTTACACCTCATTCAACGAAACAAGGTTTACCCCATGAACATTATCGAATCAGTTACTAGCCGCATCGAATCTTACCGCAAAGAAAATAAAAGCCCCTGCAAAAGCTACGCTACCCAAGCGGCAGCGGAAAAAGCAGTTGCTAAAATTGCCCAAATGGTGGGTGAACATCACATGCTTGACCAGCCTGCAAATTATGTTGTATTTTTTAACGAAGCATGGGGCAGATGGAATGCCGCAATCGACTTAAATGGGGTTGTTACTAACCCTAAATGTGCTGGTGGCTATATTGGCCTAGCTTGTGACAAGGGTTTTTACACTTACTAAGTAACCGCCCCCTTCGGGGGGCAATCAAAAAACCAAGGGGAATAAAATGAAAATCAAAGTCGAATACACGCTTGAAGTTGATCCAAAAGTAATCAAGCAATTGATGCAGGAAAGGTTGATGGCTGATAGTGAGGAAACTATTCAGTATTTCGTTAGGTCGCACGTTATATCCTCTGGCGTAGGGGTTTTAAGTGAGGCTCTTTACGATGCTGACCTCGAAGACGCTATTGATATAATCAAAACCAACATATTGTAAATAAAGTGTTTACAATAAGGTTTACTTCCTTTAAGATTCAATCTCAATCAAAAAACAAAGGCTTTAAAAATGATCAACTTTCCTTATAAAATCGACCAAGTAAAAAACGAGATAGCCCGCAAGAAACGCGCACAAAAGCGCCAGTTTGTCGCTCTAGGCTTAGTTCTCTTTGTTATGTATGTCACTGTCTCAACCATGGGCTACAACGACTGTATCAATATGGGGGTGTGCTAATGAACATTGAAATTGTTAAGCACAACCTTGAGCTGCTGATCAGCAACATTCAATCGTCTTATAAAAACTGGAATGGCGATTTAATTGACCTAAGTGACTACGACAAGGATTCGGCTTGTTATGCGTTTTTGTTGACAATGGATAGCTGGCTTGATGATGTCTTGCCTCCTTGTATTATTGATCAGAAATCGTTTTTGGATAAGCTATACCATGACCTTGAGTCTGATGCGTGTTCAATCCTTCTTAAAAATGCTATCTATTTACACCTTGAGCCAACTTTAAGTGATCTCGTTCAGGAGGCCTATGATTGCGTAAACAATATCCAACCAGAGCCGTTCGCTGGCTATGAGAGGGGAAAGTAATGAATATCTTATTTAGTGTTATTTTTTTAGTGGTTACATCTATGCTTCTTCAGGGAGCATGGTTAATGGTTCAAGATCGAGAGCGCGAATACGAAAAGCGTCAAGAAGAAAGGGCAAAGAAATGAATGATATTAAGCAAATGATAGATCAAGCGCATAAAAGTGCTGATCAAGCGATAAAGAAAGCGCAGACAAATGCGAAAATGGAATCAGTGAAAGAATATTTAACTAAGCCAGTTGTAGTTTATAGATTACACTTAGGAGTAATGATAATCTCTTTGTTTGGCTTCATAGCCTACGAATTACTTATCTATTAGCCAAGGGCGCAAGCCTTCCTCCTGCCAGCCTTATCCACTGGTGTGCTGCAACGGATTAGGCCAAGGTCACTTTGTACCTTTTGACCCAGATTCGTCCACTGGGGAGCTGAAACGGACTACCCATACCATTTATGATATGCATTCCATGCTAAACCCTCATTTCAAATCATAACTGATAGTCTTTATACTGCGCCTTCATTCACTTACCAAGGGGCAACCGTGATTATCTACATGATTATCTTCGTAGTAACTTCGCTACTCGCTGTAGCAGCTCAAGACCTTAGTTAGTTTACATTTCCGTTTAAAACGTCCACAATACCCCTAATCAACTACCGTTGGGGGTAGAAATGGAACGCTCAGAAATATCAATTAAGCTAGAATTATGCTTTCAATTCGAGTTAGATGATCTCATTAATAGATTTGATGCTATTATGGAATCACTAATGGAGATTGACGTTCAAAGAAATCAGGTAAGAGATGCCATCAACGAATGGTGCATCTCAGTTGATACCGAGATTCAAAATCAAGAAGCGGTTACAGCAGATAGCTTTCTTGAAGATATGGGCTTTGCCCTTGCTGCTGATGAAGTATTTGGTACTGAAGTATGACAGGCAGACCACCGTGGATACC